TAACCGGCAGGACTTTGCCCAGACTGGAAACGCTGGTCTTGGGGGCTGAGTCGTATGGGCCGCAGGTTGCACAGTGGGCGCGTGATCATCTCGGCATGGAGTTGATGGACTGGCAGATACACGCATTGTCCGGACAACTTGCCCACGATGATGCCGGTGATCTTGTGCATCGTGAGTCATGTGTTAGCACTGGCAGACAACAGGGCAAGACGCTGGCGTTCTCCGCATTGATTGGCTGGTGGCTAACAACTGAGGCCACAAGACGTGGCGAACCGCAGACTGTCCTATCGGCAGCGCACAAACTTGACCGCGCATCGGCAGTGTTTTTGTTGCTTGCGCCAATTCTTGAAGCCAAGTTTGGGGCAAAGATTGGCTGGTCGTATGGCCGCCAAAGTGCCACGATGCCGGACGGATCGCGCTGGGAAGTGCGCGCCGCTACACCACAGAACGCACACGGCGGCAGCGTTGACCTAGCAATACTTGATGAGATCTGGTCAATCCCTGCGACCGTCATCTTTGACGCTGTGCGACCGTCACAGATTGCGCGCAAGTCTCCGCTGCTCTCGATGTGGAGTACAGCAGGTGATGAATCGAGCACTGCGTTTCTGCTATTGCGCGAGCAAGGGATCAACGCCATTGATGCCGGTGTGCAGCGCCAACTGTATTTTGCCGAGTGGTCACCACCGCCAGGAGTAAACATTGATGATCAAAAATGGTGGGCGTGGAGTAATCCTGCGCTTGGCAAGACGGTGCAGTTGTCAGCACTTGTGGCCGCATCGCAATCGCCAGATCGAGCGTCTTGGCTACGCGCTCACTTAAATCTCTGGGTAGCGGCGGCACAGGGATGGATGCCGATTGGCATTTGGGATCAGCGCAAAGTTCAGGCCATCAATCCTGTCGGCGGTGTGCTCAGTATTGACTCAAGCGTTGACGATTCGCGTTATGTGGGCGTGCGGTCTGTGGCAAACGATGACGGATCAGTGACTTGCACTGTGGAGTTCACCACAGAATCTGAGCAGGCAATGTGGCTACAAGTTGAGCGCGTGCTAACTGACCAGACTGTGCAGTTGGCTATCACGCCTACGCTTGATGTGCACCTACCAGAGATGTATCGCCGCCGATCAACGGTAGTGGGCTATGGCGAACTGCTGAAATTTACGCCACTGATTCGCGGCATGATCATTGAGGGCAGGCTGTGGCACACTGGCGAGAACTCACTTGCTGAGCACGTCAACCGAGCGGTCATGGTAAAGACGCTTGGCGGCTCGGCGCTGTCATCGCAGAAGTCTCCAGGCCCGATTGAGTTGGCGCGCTGCATGATCTTTGCAAGTGCAATGGCAAGCCGACCAATCACCAAGAACAAGCCAATGCTGATCTTAGTTAATCGCTAAGATGGCGCTGGTGGTTGCCAGTCATCCTGCCGGATACAAGGCTGGCAATCACTACATCCGGCGCGATTAGATAGGGCATAATAGGCGCATGGGAATCTTTACAAAGCCAGTCACAAAAGCAGCCATCTCTGAGCCACCAAAGGTGCAGGCTGCTCTTGGCTTTGGCGGCACGTACAGCAAAGATGCCATCGGCGCGTTCTACCAATACACCGAAGGCACAGCGCGTGCTGAGGCAATGACATTGGCTACCGTGTCTCGATCACGCGATCTTTTAGCGTCAGTAATTGGATGTATGCCATTGCAGATGTACGGCGAGATGTTTAATGATGCGACTGGTGAGATGGAAGAAATAGATCTTGCGCCGCGCTCATGGTTGCGCCAGCCAGATCCATCAGTAACGTACAACTTTTTAATGGCTTGGACGCTTGATGATTTGCTATTTTATGGCAGGGCGTTTTGGTTTTGCCTTGAACGTAGTGCTGACGGATTTCCTATGAAGTTCACGCGCTTGCCAGCAGGATCTGTCACCACGCTTGATCAGGCTGGCCCCGTTTGGTTTGGGCCTAGCAAAGAAATAATCTTTGCCGGCAACACACTTGATGCGCGCGATGTAATCCAATTCTTGTCTCCTATTCAAGGCATTGTGTACTCATCAGCACAGACGATTGCTACTGCGATGAAGGTGGAAGCCAGTCGGTACACTTATGCGCGCTCGTCGTTGCCCAGCGGAACCCTTAAACAAACTGGTGGCGAGCCTTTGAGCGCGCAAGAGTTGTCAGAAATTGGTGCAGCGTTTCAGCAAGCACGATTGACAAATCAAACTGCAGTGCTTAATGAGTTTTTAAGTTACGAACCAAGCACTGCGACACCAGACAAGATGCTGATGATTGAATCTGCACAATACAGCGCACTTGAATTAGCACGTTTGTGCGGCGTGCCGCCATACCTTGTGGGCGTTGCCACCGGCAGTTATGCCTACACCAGCAGCGAGCAGTCACGCGCCGATCTCTACATCTTTGGCGTAAAGCCCTACGCCGATTGCATTGCCAGCACACTAAGCATGAACAATGTTCTGCCGCGCGGCACGTATGTCAAGTTTGATGCCGATAGTTATTTAGTCGAGAATTACGCAGCAGACGCAATGTCACAACAACCACAACAAAACACTCAGGAGTCCTTAGCATGATCCGTTTTACATCATCCACATTTACCGTAGATGCCGCAGCAGATGGAAGCCCTAAGCGCACCATCACTGGCGTGGCGCTGCCCTACAACACTGAGGCAACCGTCAACGGCGGCCAGGTGGTCAGTTTTATGCCAGGCTCATTGCCCACTGACGGCAAGAATCCAAAGTTATACATGAGCCATGACAGCACGCAGGCCATCGGTATTGTGACTGAGCGCGTAGATAGTTCAGAGGCAATGTATTTTTCAGCCAAAGTTTCAACTACCGCGCTAGGCGATGAGGCACTGATCCTGGCTGCCGATGGCGTGCTCGATTCCGTGAGCGTTGGTGTAAATCCAACCAAGTTCACGTTTAACGAGGATGGTGTAATGATTGTTGAGGCTGCTAGTTGGCTCGAATTGTCGCTTGTCCCCCAGCCGGCATTTGAGGGCAGTATCATCACGAAAGTGGCTGCCAGTTCTGATGCAAACGCTGACGAATTGTGTAATAATGACAGCGGCGATTCCGGCACAGCCACCGAGCAAATAGGAGAACCAGAGATGGAAGCAATACCGGAAGTACCAGAAGTCATCGAGGCAGCAGCGCCACTCTTTGCGACACCTAAGCGTGCGTTCAAGATGCCATCAAGTGCCGAGTACATGGCAGCAATGCACATTGGCGGCGAAGTTTTTTATAACGTAAACAAAGCGTTCAAAGACAACTTAAAGCAGAACGCAACAGCGCTTGAGTTTGCTCTTGCACAAGATTTGACAACTGACACCGCTGGACTCTTGGAACAAAGACTGCTCGGCCCTGTAATTCAGGATCTGTCGTTCATGAGGCCTACGGTTACAGCGCTGGGCGTATCAGCGATGCCGGCAACGCCATCAAAGACGTTCACGCGCACCAAGATTTCGCAACACACTGCAGTGAGCACACAAACTGAAGGCTCAGCCGTAACGTCACAAAAAATGACGCTTAGCGCGAATACCGTCACAAAGAGTACCCAAGCCGGCGGTGTGTTCATTTCTCAACAGGATATTGACTTTACCGCGATTCCTGCACTGCAAACAATCATCAACGACTTGACTGGCGAATACATGATCCGCACAGATGATGTGTGTTCTGATGCGCTTGTCGCAGCAGCAACTGCATCTGGCAGCACTTGGACATTTAGTCAGACTGATCCATCATCACTTGTGGATGCACTGTATGACGCAGCGCGCGAAATGGCAGAGGACACAAACTATTTCCCAACCCACATCTATTGTTCACCAAATGTGTGGGAAAAGTTAGGCCGTCAGTTGGACGCGTCAAAGCGTCCATTGTTTGGTTATGTTGGCGCAAACAACAACATCAGCCAAAACGGTCTTGGCGGAAGCACTGGCCTTGATTACAACAGCATGAACCCACTTGGGCTTGAAGTTGTAGTTAGCAACAACTTTGCTGCCGGCACAATGGTTGTGGCGCACACGCCAAAGGGGTCACCGACCAGTGCGTTCTCCTTTTATGAGGATGTGCGCGGAATCATGACAGTTGAGGATGCTGAGTTGCTTGGCCGCAATGTGACGTTCTACGGCTACATCGCAACCTTTGCCAACATCCCTGTCTGCTTGCAATCAATCACTATCGCATAGTCAGAAAGGCGGCTGCCGCCGATGGCTACATATACAGTTACCTTTAAGCAACTGCTAGACAACTATGCAGTGCTGCAGACACTGACAGACACTGAGATTGAGGTTGGTCAATCAATCACGGTAGCCAGCGTTGCGTCACCGTTTAACGGCACGTTTGTTGTCTATGCGTTGCCTAAGTATCAGTACATTGGAATTGACACCGAAGGTGATTTGTTATTCGACAGCAATGTCAGCATCCCTAATCAAGTGCTCTATGCCTGCACTGGCGCTGATGTCAATCGCACAGCGTCAGCCACCGGCACAATTACCTACACGCAAAACTGCACATGGATCACGACTGCCGCGCTGATCACTTACTTGGGCGTAACGATTGACAACCCATCAGACGACTACACGCTTGCAGAGCAGGCTCGAAACGCCGGCAACGATTTCTGTTATCGGCGTAGGCAAGAGTCCGGTTACTTTGACAGCCTGACAACTTCACCTGGACACGATGTCACGCTAGGCACGCTGATGTATGCAGCAGCGCTGTGGCGTGGTCGAGGAAGCGTCCAAGACACGTTTGCCACGTTTGACAACATGGGCGGCGGCAATGTCAATGCCATGACACCAGTGATTAAGCAGTTGCTCGGCATTGATCGGCCACAGGTTGCCTAATGGCCTACACTGATCTATTTAACGAAGCCATTGATGACGTGGCGGCAACGCTCACTGCCATAGTGGGAATCCGTTGCATAACCGATGCCACAAAGATTGTGCCGAATTGCGTGTTTATTGACGCGCCATCATGGGAGACACAAGCAGGCAATGGCAAGGTCATCGAGATGACGTTTCCCATTAAGGTCATTGGATCTGGGCCTGCTGGTCTGCCGGTACTGCGTCAGAT